GTAAGACCTTGACCAAGGAGAAAATGATGTTTCATAACAAGCCGCAAGCCGCGTCAGGCCTGCCTTCCGAGCGGCACAATGTGTATTGTGGTTATTCCCATCGGGACAACTACATAGCAGGTTGGGCGCATAATGTTTATAGGGGTTATTCATCGGCAAAACACAACATTTTGTGTTTTGTCCTTGGGCACGGAACCAGGCGACCAGAAGATCTAGCGCCCTGCTACGCAGACACCCTTGAAAGCTTTCCGGAGCGGGTCGCCGGCACGGTAGCAATCGCCGGCATATTCCTGCTGCTGGCCTTCATCTGACCGGAGGCCGGCCATGCAACAGTACCGCTATTTCAGCGGCGAGAGCCGCCACGACCGCGTCCCGCGCTCCATGCGCGAGGCCTACCAGGCTGGGTACACCCACCTCCACGTCGACCAAGACAACGGCCGCGATTGGGCTGACACCGCCAAGGTGTGCGCCATCGTGCTGGCCTGCTCGTGCCTGGTCTACAGCTGCACGGGGGTGGTCTGATGCAGCTCGCCCTCACGCCGCCGGTGCCTGTAACCGGCAAGCAGATCCGGGACGCTGTCCTGGACGATCTGGAGAAGCGCCGCTGGGCCTACATCAGCCAGGCCCGCCGCTTCGCCGCTGACTTCGCCCGCCGCTGGGGCGTGGTCAGCATCAACGACGTGCGCGATGGGTGCCCGCCGCCGGCCGACGTGCCGCCGGCTGCCCTCGGCGCCGTCTTCAAGGAACGCAATGTCTGGGAGGTGGTGAGCTTCACGCTGGCCAGCCACCCCGCCGCGCACGCCCGTGTCGTCCGCGTCTACAAGCTCAAAGGAGAACATCGTGGTCGGTAAGGTAACCCCTGACACCATCATGTCCGCCAGCCGCCTGCCGGCGCTGCTCGGGCACTCGAAGTACAGCACCCCCAACGACGAGCTGCAGCTGTCCATCGACGCCATTAACGGCAAAGCGCGGGACAACGACAGCAACGAGAGCATGGAGTGGGGCAACCGCCTTGAGGCCGTGATCCTGCGCGAGGCCGCCTGGCGCCTGCAGCTGGACGACCTCAACACCCACCACCCGTCGGCCTACTTCCACGCCAAGCTGGCGCTGGCGTGCAGCCTGGACGGCGAGGGGCTGGGCACCGGCCACATTGTCACCAGCGACCCTGAGAAGGGCATCTACGTCGTCGGGCAGGACACCATCACGCTCGACGGCCCCGGCGTGCTCGAGGCCAAGGTGACGAAAACCCCGCCGGAGGAGATGCCGGCCTTGTGGCGCGGCCCTATCCAGCTCCAGGCCCAGATGATGATCACCGACAACCGCTGGGGCGCCGTCTGCGTCCTGTACCAGGGCGTCGAGCTGCGCATCTTCCTGTTCGAGCGGCATGAGGCGACCGAGCAGGCCATCGTGGCCGCGGTCGACGACTTCCAGCGCCGGCTGAACGCGTACCAGGCGAGCGGCGAGATCGAGTGGTACCCGCCGGCCAACAGCGCAGACCTCGACCGGATGTACGCCCACGCCGAGGAGCGGGTGGTCGAGCTGGGCGACGACGCCGGCACGCTGGCGCTGCGGATCCTCGAGGCCAAGGCCGACAAGGCTCGCCTGGAGGAGCTGATCAGCGCGTCCGAGATAGAGCTCAAAGGGCTGATGCGCGAGGCCGACAAGGCACGCGCCGGCCGGTTCCAGATCGCCTGGCCGATGCGCAACTACAAGGCGCAGCCGGAGAAGGTCGTGCCGGCAAAGCCCGCGTACTCGGTGCGGCAGTCGACGCTGTCGATCAAGGAGGTGGTGGCATGAAGGGCGAGCTGGCTATCAAGGCGCGCACCGCCGCCGCCAAGGAGCTGCAGAAGCTGGTCTACCAGGTGCAGCAAAACCCCGAAAAAATTGTCACCCGCGACCAGGCGATGCGCGTCATCGACGGCATCTGCGAGGCGGTGATCACCACCATCGAAACGTATCTCGAGGAGCAGAACAATGCAGTTAACAACTAGCAACCAGGGCTTCGCGCCCGTCACCCTGGACGAGGCCATGCGCTTCAGCGAGATGCTGGCCAAGTCGCAGATGGTGCCCAAGGCCTACCAGGGCCGGCCGGAGGACGTGCTCGTCGCCGTGCAGTGGGGCAAGGAGCTGGGCCTGGCGCCCCTGCAGGCGCTGCAGAACATCGCCTGCATCAACGGCAAGCCCAGCGTGTACGGCGACGCCGCGATGGCGCTGGTGCAGGCCAGCCCCGTCTGCGAGGGCGTCGACGAGCACTTCGAGGGCGAGGAGGGAACCGGCAAGTACACCGCGGTGTGCATCGCCAAGCGCAAGGGGCGCAACCCCGTCATCGCCAGGTTCAGCGTTGAGGATGCCAAGCGCGCCGGCCTGTGGGGCAAGTCCGGCCCTTGGCAGGCCTACCCCAAGCGGATGCTGCAGATGCGCGCCCGCGGCTTCGCCCTGCGCGATGCCTACCCCGACGTGCTCAAGGGTCTAATCACGGCCGAGGAGGCCGCCGACTTCCCGGCCGAGCGCGACATCACGCCTGTTAGCAAACCTGCTAACCCGCTCGACATGGTCAAGCCGGTCGCGCTGCCGGAGCCCGAGCTCGACGCCGGCGTGCCGGTCGAGGTCATGCCGCCGGTCGAGATCTATGAGTCCGAGCTCGAGCAGGTGCGCGAGGACGTGCGCAAGATGGCGGAGCGGGTCATCGACTTCGAGGACGCCCAGCGCGGCGAGGACGTGTCGCCGTCCAACAGCTACCCGCTCATGGTGCCGGGCAAGTCCGAGGCCGAGGCCGTCTACGCCACGCTCGAGGAGTGGGAGCAGGCCTACGAGGAGATGGCCGAGCGCGTCGCCAACAGCAAGCGGTGGGAGCCGCGCCAGCGCATGACCAAGCTACGCGAGCTCAAGGAGGTCAACGAGACGCTGATCCAGGAGCAGGGCGGCCCGACCCTGGTCGCCAACCTGCAGCGCGGATACCAGAAGCGCCTCGGCGTGCTCGGCCTCATGACGAAGGGGGCGGCATGACCCCGAGGCAACAGCAGCTGGTCGAGATCCGCGGCGCGTTGCGCCGTCGATTCGGCCGTAATCCGTCCGTCAGGGAGCTCGCGAAGGCGATGAACTGCTCTCACCACAACATCTGGAGGATGCTGAAAGGCATGGGGCCATCCGGCTGCACATAGCGCGCACCACAACACGCAGCCTTTGGGCAAAGGTCACCCCTTGCCCTTTTCTTTTGAGGCGGTTGTAGCGCGTCACAGCGAGCCGTTTTTCAGCGAGCCCGCTCTCACCGCGTCGTACTGGGTGTAGCAGGCCTCGAGCTCGGCTCGGAGGGTGTCTGCGCGGGCAGCTTCCCCGATAAGAAACTCCGCATCCGGTCGATAAAGCTCGGCGCCCGTACATCCTGGCTGGCCTTGGGCAGGTCCGGCACCACCGGACACTGCACCGGGGGCGGGGCGCTGGGCGCGGTCGCGCAGGCTGTCAACCAAAGCGCGGTGCTGGCGGCTAAGACGGTCAAGCGCATCTCTCTTCTCCTTCTGCTGTTGGTCTGCGGTCTGCTGCAGCTGCTGTTCTGCCTTGCGGACCAGGTCGACGAGCTTGGCTCGCGCCAGCTCCTGCTGCGCACGGTCGGCGTCCCACTCCCGCTGCACGCGCTCCTTGCCCATGCCGTAGCCCTTCCACCAGGCGCCGCCCAGCAACAGCACGGCGGCGACGGCGCCGATCACCCAGCGGTTCATCAGTAGCCCAAGCATTTGGCGTGCTCCTCGCGTCTGCGTTTGGTGAGCCCCGTTAGGGGCTGGCCCTTGAACTTGTCCCAGCGCAGGATCTCCGCGCAGGCGCCGGCGTAGTCGCCGGCCTTGAGCTTGCGTGCCAGCGTCGAGCTGCAGAACGCGCCCGCGCCGATGTTGTAGGTCAGCAAGACGTACGCGTCGAACTCGTACTGGTACATGGGCACCGGCGCGCAGCGGCGCACCGCGGTCTCGAACTCGCTCGCGTCGTCCAGCAGGCGGACCAGTGCGCGGGGCGGCGTGATGCGGTCGCCCATCTTCACGCCCTCGGTGGTGCCGAACCCGATGGTCGGCACGTCACCCGGCACCGGGGTGTAGGCCTCGTCACGGTAGCCCTCATGCAGCGCGATGCCGACCAGCGCCGCGGCCGACAGCGAGAGGGCGGCGACGTGCGTGCGCTGCATCACACGCCCTTCTGCGCGACCAGGCGCGCCACCAGCGCGCCCATTGTGGCGAGCGCGGAGAGGGCAGCGAACAGGTTGCGCGGGATGGCGTCGGCATACAGCGGCAGCACGATCTCGCACGCGGTCAGCACGCCGGCGATGATCATCAGCCGGATCGACCAGGCCTTGTTGAGGATCTCGCGCCAGTTGTCGTACAGCTTCATTGCTGGTCGGCGTCCAGGAAGCGGCAAAACAGGTCGCCGTCCTCGTCGGTGTCGAGCTCGAGCTGGGTACCGTCGTCCAGCACCACGCCGAACGCGCCGTCCTCGGTGTACACGTCCTCGATGGTCCGGCCCACCAGCGCGTTGAGCCGCTGCTCGAACTCCTCGTCCGTCACTTCACACCTCCCAAAGCTTGCCGCGGAAATAGAGCAGGCCGTCCTCCACCACCTGCGCCAGCTCGGGCGGCATGAGGTAGCCATTCATGAACGTGAGCACGGCGAACCCGCTGCGCCAGTTGCGCGGGCCGTCCT